ACATTATAGAAGAAAGATGGTTTACCAAACCCTGATTTTTCAACATATACTTTATTATCTTTTATTTCTTTTACATATAATTTTTGAAAGGATCCCATAGGTGTTAATTGAACTGTTATTGTATCTTCATTAACTAATCCCGTCCAGTACTCTGGTAATTCAATTACATTATTTTTTTCTACTTTACCACGAACATATACGCCATTTTCTGGACCTTCAAGAGAGCCATGTTCTAATTTTTTACCCTTTTTTGTTGGATGATTGATTAAGAATGATTTAGATGCAGCAGTTACTTTTCCACTAAATGTACCAGTTGTACCTGAGAATCCACCTGTGCTTGTTACTGCGCCAGCATTCCAAATTCCCGATGTAACAGTACCTATCGTTGTACTTGTTCCACTAACGGTTAAATCTGTTAAAGTACCTACTGAAGTAATTGCAGTTTGAGCTGCTGTTGTTACAGTAGCTGCTGTTCCACTTGTATCTGCTGCGTTATTTGGAATATCACCTGATACTAAATCTATAGTTCCACCTAATGTTATTGTGCCAGTTGATGTTATAGTTCCACCAGTTAAAGTAAGTCCACTAACTGTACCTGTTGTAGCAACGGAAGTAACCGTACCAGTTGTTGTTGAGTAACTATAACCTAAAATCTTATCTTGTACTGCAGCTGATGTCATTAAATGGTCATCTACATCATTAAACTCACCACCAATATCAATATCAGCTATTGAGTGGCCACCAATAGTAATTCCACCAACGGTTATATTACCACTTGTTGTATCATCAGCATTATTTTTAAGAAAAGCATCATCTACATTGAATGTAGTGCCTGATAAAGTTAAATTTGTTCCACCAAGATAGGTTGTATTTGTATTAGTTATCGCTCCAGTTGCTGCCCCTAAGTATCCCCATTGGGTTGCTGTAATTGTTTCGGCACCAATGTTTTGTATTGCTGTTATTTCTGATGCTGCTAAATCTTCTGTTAATGCATATTTTGTATGGCCTGTAACGGTTGCAGTTCCACTCGAATATCCTACTGAAATTCCTGTTCCACCCGCGACTATTACACTACCTTTGTTAGATGCCGTACTATCCTCTACTGAAATCGTAACATTTCCCGTTGCACCACTTACATCAATACCAGCTCCAGCAACTGCAGTTGCTACATAATTTCCTGTTGTACCAGTACCAAGAGTAATCTGACCACCACCTGCTGCATTAGCGTGTGTGTGAGTAGAGTTTGTAAAACTACCAATTGTAGGTGTTGTTAAAGTTTTATTTGTTAAAGTTTGTGATGCGGCTAATACAGCAACAGTATCAGTTGCGTTTGGTAAAGTTAATGTTCTATCTGCAGTTGGATCTACAACAGTTAAAGTTGTTTCATAACCATCATCCGTAGCTCCCTCAAAAATAATTGAACTTGTTACCACAAGTGATGCAGTATTTACAAAAGTCTGTGTTCCTGAAACACTTATATTAGGTACTACTAATGTTGATGTACTTGGGTTATAAGTAAATGTTCCTGTATCATCTAATAAAGCATTCGATTCATTGTGTAGAACAATTGGAAAATTTGTATTTGCTGTACTATCTGTAACGGTTGTCTTACCTGTGGTTAAACTTGAAGCCGTTCCACTAATATTTGTACCGACTAATGTACTTGGTGTTCCTAAATTTGGTGTTGTTAAAGTAAGCCCTGCAAGTGTTAATCCAGCTGAACCTCTATTATGTGCAATTGATGTTGTACCTATAAAAAATGTATCTGTTGGTTGAACTGATGCATCCAATAAAGTTTCTTGAGCATCTGTCATTAATCTTTTGTTCGATGCATCTGTGAAATTGGTAGTTGTAAATGTAGGTGTTGCCCCACTAATAACTGATTGGTTTAGTGCCTTAACAGCCGAAATAGATGTTAATTCACTATCCATTAACGCACCAGCTGCAGTTACATTCGCTGTATCGGTTACATCTGCACCTGCTTCAACTCCTGTAGTAGCACCAACTGTTAAATTAGCTGCAGTTCCTGTTACATTTGTCATCACACCACTTGCTGGTGTACCTAATGCTGGTGTTGTTAAGACAGGACTTGTTAAAGTTTTGTTTGTTAATGTTTGAGTGGTTGTTAAGTGTACCGTTTCTGCATCTAAGTTTGCTGATGGTAAAACTCCAGTTACATCTGTGGTTAAATTTATTTGTCCTCTTGTAATTACTTGGTTACTAAGAGTCAAGTAATCATAGGATCCTGCTAAAGTTACATCACCAGTATTTGTACCACTTGTGTTCTGTAGATTAGCTAATAATGTTTCATCAAGTGTTTCTCCACCAACGGTTAATGTACTTGCATCTACATCAATATTACTTGCACTTATATGTGTTGCCTCTATTCTACCAAACGAACCAGTTGCGGTTGTTGTGAATCCCGCAGCCGTTATCGTACCACTTGTGGTATCATTCCCACTATTAATAAGAAATGCATCATCTACATTTAAAGTGTCTCCACTTAGTGAGATATTAGTACCTGCTGCTAAATTTGTATTAGCAGAGATATCAATAGCACTCAATACTGCCATAGAACCTAATCCTAAAGTTGTTCTTGCATTTGATGCTTCTGCATCATCAATAAGTGATGCCCCAAAAGTTGAAATTGTTGTACTTGCAGGAAGTGATAGTGTTTTAATATCTGCATCTACTTCACTATCCATCAATGCTCCAGCACTTGTTACATTTGCTGTATCGGTTACATCTGCGCTAGTTTCAATTCCATCTAATTTATCGAACATCTCATCAGACATCACACCCCAATTAGTTGTATCGGCTAAAGGAAGTACAGCATTATTACCGTCGGATGATACTACATCTAATTTAGTACCATCCCTACTTACAGAAAGATTGGTAGTTACATTAGTATCCTTAGCAGTATTAGCTGTTACTGCTGAATTATTCCCAACCTCGGTATCAAAATCACTAATTGTTGAAGCTGCTTGAGTTCCTGAGTGATTTGCTCTTGCTAATGGGTTGGTTTCTAATTTAGTATTAGCGATTGAGCCAGCTAACATAGTATTTGTAACTTCACCTGCTGTTACTGTCTGGTTTGAAAAATCTGTATAATATGTTCCTGTTTGTCCATCAAGTAAATCAGCGTTTAAATTCGTTACTTTTGTAGTGTCATCTACACTTATTGTCCCAAATGAACCAGTTGAAGTTGATGAACCGCTTATGTTTCCAGATGTAATAAGTCCCGCTGCAGTAATTGTGCCACTTGTAGTATCGTCACCATCATTGATCAAAAATGAATCATCAATACTAAGTGTATGAGTAATGCCTTCTCCACTTGTTGCCCCTGTAGAAGTTATGTTTGTGCCTGCGGTAATTGTTCCTACATAGTTACCAGATGTAGATGTGCCCAATGCAATTGTATCTACGTTCAATGTGTCACCACTTAATGTAATATTTGTACCTGCTACTAAATTTGTGTCATCACTAATATCAATAACATTTCGTGTTAAGACTTGATTTGAAAGAGTTACATAGTCACGTGATCCTGCTAAAGTTATATCACCAGTATTTGTTCCACTTGTATTTTGTATATTGCCTACAATTGTTTGTGTTAATGGCTGACTACCTACATTGATTGTGGTTGCGTCTACATCTAATACACTTGCTGAAATATGAGTTGCCTCTATTCTTCCAAATGATCCTGTTGATGTTGTTGTGAAACCACCCGCAGTTATCGTACCACTTGTCGTATCACTTGCATTATTTTTAAGGAATGCATCATCTACATTTAATGTATTACCACTTAAAGTAATATTTGTTCCAGCTACTAAATTTGTGTAAGAACTAATATCTATTACATCAGCATTCCATGTGCCTGTTGTTATTACACCTAAGCCAGTTATTTGTGTTTGTGAAGAATCAATACTAAGTGTATGAGTAACACCTTCTCCACTTGTTGCGCCTGTAGATGTTATACCAGTTCCGCCTGTCAGTGTTCCCACATAATTACCTGTAGTATCAGTGCTGAGAGTTACTGAGTTTGCTTGAATTGTTGCAACACCACCTGATGCTATTGCTATATCACCACTTATTTTACTGAATGCAGAACTTGAATAATATGCTGACATTGAACCTGAGTCAACTGAGAAAGTTCTATTAGATGCTATAGTACCACCGCCTGATAATCCTGCCCCTGCTGTTAGCGTCACAGATGTGTGATCAATATGCTCATTTGATACAAAATTTGTAGTTGAATCATGATCTATGTTAGAAGAAGGATATAATGTTGCATCAGACAAATTAAATGCAGGTGTTGCATCTGAGTTACCCAGTGTTACTGTTACACCGCCAAAGTTAACATTATCTGAAGCTAATTTAGAAATTGGAATTTCATCATTATCTACTATCATATTTGAGAAATCTGTGTAGTATGTTCCAGTTTGCCCATCTAATAAATCAGAATTTAGATTTGTGACTTTAGTTGTTGATTGTACTGTTAGTGGTGACGTTCCTGTAGTAATACTAGAGTGCAGTTGTGGCGCACTAAAATCTACACTAGATGTTAAAGTTGTATCACTATGTCTATATCTTAGATTGTTTACAGATCCCCCAACACCAAAATCTAAACCTGCCCCGTCCATTGTTGCTGAAGTTGTGCTTCCGCTTGCAATTGTTATATTTTTATCTGCTACATTTAGTATTGTAGAATCTATACTTGTAGTTGTTCCTTGTACAGTTAAGTCTCCGCTTAGTGTTAATCCTGTGAAAACTGGGGAATCACTTGTACCTAATCCAAGGCTTGTTCTTGCAGTGTTTCCACTCTCAGCAACGAAGTTACTGCCATCACCGACTATAAAATTTCCATTAGTTACTGCTAATCCAGACACATCGGCGAGTTGTGCATCGTATGCCTGAACATCGCTTCCTATTATAACTCCAAGATTTGTTCTCGCTGTCGATGCGTCAGACGCTCCAGTGCCACCATGCAATACCCCAATATCAGTTGCCTCCCAGGCACCAGTACCAATTGTTCCTACAGTTGTAAGATTTGTGGCTGTGGTAATTCCGCTTTGGATTGCTTGAGTAACGCTTCCAGAAATATTTCCAGCTGTTGTGAAACCAGCAGCAGTAATTGTGCCACTTGTAGTATCGTCACCATCATTGATCAAAAATGAATCATCAATACTAAGTGTATGAGTAATGCCTTCCCCGCTCGTAGCACCAGTAGAAGTTATATTTGTACCTGCCGTGATTGTACCCACGTAATTACCAGTTGTGTCTGTTCCAAGTGTTACTGAATTTGATTGAATTGTTGCAACACCACTTGATGCTATTACTATGTCACCTGAAACTTTGCTAAAGGCAGAACTTGAATAGTATGCTGACATTGAACCTGAATCAACTGAGAATGTTCTATTAGTGGATATGTCACCGCCACCACTTAGTCCAGCGCCTGCTGATAGAGTTATTGCTGTGTGATCGATGTGTTTATTAGAAACAAAATTTGTAGTCGTATCGTGATCTATTTGAGCAGACCCAGATATTGTTCCTGATGGTAGAATAGCTGTTACACTTCCTGCTGTAACTGTGCCTACAGTGGTTATGTTTCCTTGAGTGAAATGCTCATTTGATGCAAAATTTGCAGTTGAGTCGTGATCTATTTGAGCTGAGCCTGATATGACGCCTTCAGATGAGATCTTTGCCTTAACTCTAGCATCTGTGTAATATAAATTTGAAGATCCTTCTGGTAGGGCGTTTGTGTCTGTCTCAGATCCATCCCATGAAATTTGACCATTTGTTATATCAATTGCTGTCCCTTCTGAAATATGGGCACGTACTTCAGATGCTGATGGTCCTGTGAAAGTTATTATGCCAGTACTATTGTTATATAGTAGTGAGCCATCACCCCCTGAATCTGTTACAGATATTAGTGGTCTTACGTCTGCTTGATTAATAGATCCAGATATTTGGGATCCTGAAATGATTGAGCCAGTTATCGATGTAAAATTTCCAGTAGTTGAAGATGATATACCAATCGTAACACCATCAATTGTTCCACTATTAATATCAGCAGTGTCTGCTACTAGTGCGTCAATATTTGCTGTACCGTCTATAAATAAGTCTTTCCATTCTTTACTACTTGTACCCAAATCAAATACATTGTCTACATCTGGAATCATACTTCCACTATACTCAGCAACTACCTTAATTGTATCTGTGTCTGCATCACCGAGAGTAATTGTACCTCCAAGTGTTAAGTTTCCATTAATTGTAGAATCACCTGTAATATGTAGGGATGAACCGCTAATGATTGAACTACTAATTTGAGCTGACCCGAAGTTCACTCCCACACTATCAGCGCTTAAGGTTTGTAAAATAGCGTTATCAGCTGGATCTATAAATTTTATTGAGCCACTTGATACATAAATATCTTTCCAAAATTTTGTAGTTGATCCTAAATCGTAAGTGTTAGATGCGTCAGGGATGAATGAACCACTGAATACACTAAAACTACCTGTGTCTGCTATGTGTTTTGACCAAGGTTTCGCGTCTGTTCCGATTTGTCCTTGACTTCCAGTTCTTGGTACTATGTTTCTTGTAGCCATAATTTATTAACCCCAATAATCCGAGCGAATGACTAAATCATCATTGCTATCTGTTTCAAATATTACATCAACAATTGTTGCATCTGCTCTTGGTACTAATTCTTCGTCTATTAGTTCAAATGCGCCTAATGTCCCTAATGCTTGTATGCCAGTTAATCCACTACCATTTCCAACAAAACTTGTAGCAGTCATTTCACCCGTCATTTTGATGTCTTTTTTAATGATTTTTTTACCGATATATGTTAATCCGCCATCTGACATTATGAAATCTCCAATATAGATGCAAATACATCTATGTCACCATTAGCTGATGCTTTAGTCTCTAGCTTGTCGCCATCGCCCAAGTTGATTGGCTTTTCTATTACAACTGTAGAATCTGCTGGTATGTCTACAGTCTTAAGTATATAGCGTCTTGTTTGGAAATTTGCACTACCACTAATTGCTATATCAATTGTTGCGTCATTAATACCATCAATATTACTCATGTAAATAGCGTGTACTACACTTGTTGTACTTGCTGGGCATGTGTATAATGTCGTTAATGTTGTTGTTGATCCTGTTGCTGCGCTTTTAAATGTATTTGCCATCTACTTAACCTCCGAAGACTATGCTCATTGCTGTTGCATGATCCATTATTGATACTCCTTTTTCATAAACTCTGCCCTCGTCAGTATTGATACTGCCTGTTACCCCTATGGTGTAATCTCCGCTACTGCTCATTTGTAATGAACCTGTAATTGATGTAGAAGTATTTGTTGTTAAAATAGACTGTATTGAGTCAGAACCATCGTTTTTCTCAAAGTAAATCTTACCATCATTTGTGTTGATAGCAAGCTCACCTAAAGCTAAATTGCTTGTTGTTGGAGCTTTGCCAGGTGTTGAGCTCCTCTTTAATTTTACTGTTTGTGCCATTATGTAACGGCTCCTATACGCTTATAGAGTATTTACTCCTTGTTAAAATGTTCCACCATCGATAGTTGTTGTCCACACCATACTAGAACCATTCCATTGTAATACATCACCTGAAGTAGCTGGTGCTGTTATAAAACTTGTTGTTCCTGATGCTGAATTGTATACAACTCTATTTGCTGCTCCGCCTGCTACATTTGTAGCTGTCGTAGCTGTTGTTGCATTACCGCTTATGTCATTTGATAGTGTATTTGATCCTTGCTCTGTGTAACCATCAGCATCAATATTTGCTGATGAACTGATTGCTACAGATGCTGTAATTGCCCCGCCTAATTTTAGGCCTGAATATGACTCGATTCGACCATTTACATCTGAAATTAATATTGCGTCTTCTGTGAGATTACCATTAGTAGATTGTTGTGGTAGTTTATAATGTGTTGAGCCACTTACACCCGTGTACCAATAATCACTTGCAGCATTCCATAGTAATGAACCTGTCCCTGCTGAACCACTTACATCAATTACATTTAAGCCACCATCTGCAACAGCTGATCCTGCATTTAATGTTAAGATTCTATCACCGATGTTTACTTCTGTTGAGTTAACTGTTGTAGTTGTTCCGTTAACTGTCAAGTCCCCTGTTACACTTAAGTTTTGAGAGATAGACATTGTCGCAACAGTAACTGAATCAGGTAAGCCTACAGTATAACTTGGTCCACCGCCTAATGCTTGTGCTGAGGTTCCTGTTATTTCTATTTCGTTTGCTGTTCCACTAACTGTAATTGTTGTATTACCTTGCACAGAACTTCCTGCTGAACTCCCATAATCAACACCTATGACAGAGCTTGCTGCTGTTAAACCTGTCCCTGCAAATAAAGTAGCCACATCAGTAATACTTTCTTTTGCATGTGTTCCAGTAGCGCCACCATCTAAGAATAAAATATAGTCTCCATCTACAATTGCTGCTTCACCTGCTTCAGTTAAATCAACTGCTACTGTACCTGTAGATCCTTCTGTGGGTGAGTGTGTAATATCAATCAGAGCACCAGCAGATAAATCTGTCATATAGTTGCCAGTAGTATCTGTTCCAAGTACTACTGAGTTTGCTTGAATTGTTGCAACACCACCTGATGTTATTACTACATCACCACTTACTCTACTAAAGGCAGAACTTGAATAGTATGCTGACATTGAACCTGAGTCAACTGTGAAGGTGCGATTGGTAGAAATATCACCACCTCCAAATAGTCCAGTACCTGCTGTAAGTGTGACTGCTGTATGGTCAATGTGTTCATTAGAAACAAAATTTGTGGTAGCATCATGATCTACTTGAATTGATCCTGATACTGTGCCGCTTGGTAAAATAGCTGCTACGTCACCGGCTGTAATTGTACCGATTGAAGTTAATCCTGAGCCATCGCCGTAAAAAGAACCACTATGCATTGATGCACTAATTGTCCCTGATAAGTATAAGTCTTTCCACTGTTTCGATGAAGTACCTAAATCGAATGCATTGTCATTATTGGGTAAGAATGACGAACTAACATCAGCACCGATTGTTAAACTATCAGTACTTGCGTCACCTAAGACTATGTTACCACCAATGTAAATGTCACCATCAGCATAAACTGATGATGCTGATAAGTGTCCTGATGCACTTATGTTACCTGATGTTGTAAAATTTCCTGTTGTTGCAAGCGTACCTGTAATTGTTCTATCAGCAATATTTCCTGTTAAATCTATATTAGAGTTACCTGCACTAGATAAGCGGTAGAGTATATTATTACCTGTATCAAGAAATAGTAAATTATTATATTCAGAATTAGCACTTACATCAGGAACTGACGCACCATTTAAAAGTCTGCCTACTACATAGTTGTTAGCACCGCCACCAATATGTAAAATTGGTGTAGTGAGACCAGATACGGATCCTGTTGTTACAGCTAGCTCCCCTTTTTGTAATGAGCCGTAACTAGATAGTTCTCCAACCGTACCTCTTCTATGTTTTATAATTTGTGCCATTTTAATTCTCCATGAATATAATTATTCGTAAATAAATATTGTGTTACTGAGTAAATCCCTCACCTAAATCTATTATTCCTGTTAAATCTCTATCTCCGAGTGTTCCTAAGTTATAAAATTCTATTGATCCTGAAATGACCATTGAACCCGATACTGTCAAACCTGAGTTGCTATTCTCAGATGAAAAGACATCTTTTACATTATTAACAAGTACTTGATTTACTTCTGTTCCCCCGACTGACAGCGTAGAAGCATCTACATCAAGTCTACTTGCTGAAATTGTTTGAGCTTCTATGCGGCCAAATGATCCAGTTGATGAATGTGCATGCAAAGATCCCGTAAACTGATGTGTATCATCATTTGTATCACCAAATATTGTAGAACCACTTGAAAATGACTGGGTGATGATTGATATTGATGATGAAACAATGTAACGCTGTGCTGTTAGGTCACCCTGCACTACTAAACTACCATAAGTTCCCGATGATGCGGAAACTGATGTGAATGTAGGTGTTAAAGATACTCCGATTGTTGTTGTTATATCATCTTTTCCATTATAATTTAATGTATCACCTGTAAATATTATATTGCTACCTGATGCTACTAATAATGTGCTTGAATTACCACTGCCGTCTGATGTAATATTTGATATGACTCTTATAGATTTGGCACCTTGATCAATTTCTGTAATAGGGAGGATGTTAATATCAGTTTCATCTGTAACGATGATTTGCTTAGGCGTAATAAATTTTTGTGTCGTTACAACATCATTAAATGAGTCAGGTACTAGATAACCATTCAATGTCATTGAAAAACTTGTCTTTATAGTTCTTGTATTTCCCTCATATTCACTCGTGTCTTCAAAGCTATCAATTGCTGTTCTAAACTTAAATTTTCCTGGTTCTCCCCAGTAAGATCCCTCTGACCAATTTATCTTTTCAACTATTGAATTCATTTGATCTGTAAAGTTGGTCCAAACTATGAAGTCGTAGCTTAACGTAACATAATCAGGTACTGCTACAGAATACATCTCTTTCTTTGGTACGATTCCTTTTAATGCAGAAAATCTATCATATCGATTCTCTTTAGAATACTGGGATTGGTATGTATAATGTATTTTTGGATTTTGTGGATCTAGCTTATCAACAGATAGAGATTCATCTTTTGAGAATCCAGTGCGTCTGAATGCGACGACAGGTGCCATTACTTTTTGCTTATGATCTCTTAACGCACCTTGTTTTTGTATTGCTGTCCATCGTTCTGGGTTTGCATAGATAATGGGAACTTTTACTTGTTCACCGTGTTCTTCAATTATAGGCTTAATGACATTTTCAAAATAGTAAAAAACTGCTGAATCAATATCCATTAACCCTACAGCAATATTTTTTACATTATCGCTATTCCTAGATAACTCTTTACCTCTATTGATTTTATCAGAAGATAGTTTTAATTTATCTGGTAGCTCTTTTGCCATTAGTATCCTCTGCTCCTGTTAAGTCCAACTGTTGTTGGGTCTGTTAGAAATCCGTTACAAGTCACTGAATGATTATTTGTTTCCATACCTGCTAATAATTGATTCTCATTTATCGTTGCGATTTCCCAAAAAGTGTAATTCCATTCGAATACATCACCAATATCTGGAACAAAACTTACATCTCTAAGTGCTTGTCTTATGAAAGAAAAGCTAGCATTTTGATTTAAATCAGGTCCGAATTCAGATGTTTGAAAATCAAAATCATCTGCTTCAATGATACATGCCAATTTGATTCCATTTTTATAAACCTTCCCTGATGATGCTTCGCCGTAAAGATTAGTATCAGTTTCGTATACTGATACCTTATATGCAATTATTTCTTGATTAATAACACCGGACTTATTTGAACTTGGGTCACCCACTAATTCTTTATTCACAGTATCAAAAAATTCTTTGTCTCGGGATCTTAAAAATCGGCCTGCCATTATCGATTACCCTATATACAAAGCAAGTGGAACTTTATTGAGTTTTTCTTGTAAGCGTTCACTTTCCTCACTGTCTGCTTCCATTAATGTTTTTCGACTCATCGCTTCTAAGGTTTCTCTTAATTCAGCAACAAGTGATTCTTTTTCTGTAGCAGCTTCTGATCTAAGTGTTTCTCCATCCATGTTTAACTCTGAATTTGGGATTGGTATAGAGGAAAATTTACTTCTTATATTCCCTAAAAGTTCTTTACATAATGCTAATCCATATTTTCTAATCCACTGTTTACCAACGTCATTAATAAACTGGTATTCCATGTTATTATAAGGGACGTTAGAATAGTCTGATACTACACTTGATGAACCACTATACTCAGTTATCAGTGCATTGTTTCTTTCACTTGTCAAAACATAATCAAAGTATAATCTTGTATTAGATTTTGGTATTGGAAAGATTCTTAATTTATTATTTGTTAATGTAAAACTATAAGATGATTTTCTTATTTGATCATTAATCTCAATAGCTTGCATCCTTAAAAGATCTTCAAAGACAGGCATTAGTACAAATGATACTGCAGGTGAGTAGTTACCGAAACCGAATCCTTCTACAAAGTTTGCTGTTCCATAACCAGTAGTTGCATAAGGATCAAAATATTTATTAACAGCTGCTGGTGCTTCATGATAAATCTTTTTTACTTCAATTGCTGCATTACTTTCTGATGCGTTTGCATACAATGCGTTTAAATCATAATCTTGGCTTCCACTTTCAATTGAAATAGATCCCTTCTTCCAGTCAACAAAGCCTCCAGCACCTGCTTCAGTGCCGTATTGTTGACTTAGAAAAACTGCTCTACCCAGTGTAGGTGTTATTCTTTGTCCTGTTAATGAGGATCCTGTTGATCTACCTTGTAAGTGGAGTAAATTATCTCTTATGTTGAATTGATTGACTTGTGAACTATATTCTGTCACTGCTTCTTCAAAACAAGCATAAAATGAACTTGATTGCATTTCAATGTCAACAATTGGATAGCCCAATCTTCGTGATGCCCAAACAGAAAATTTGTCTATTGAGGATGTGAATTCTGAATCTGAATCGTAGAATCCATAAGGTGTGTCGCCTGATGAAAATGAACTACTTCCTTGCCATATTTCAACTGCCATTGTTGTCTCCAGTTAGTAACGTTTCTATTAATAAATATCAAGAACAAACATAATCAGGCACATTAATCATCTAATAAGGTAATAGTATTCAGTATTTTTATAGAGTCATTTTATATTTTAAATTGCCGCAGTCCCAAATCCTGTCATAACCTGCTTCTAGCATTATCTCAACTTCTGTTTTATTTTCTGAATAGTGGGGGAGATCTTTTAAAACAAAAAAGAGGCAGAATAAATCTGCCTCTAATTTTGAATTGCTAAGCTAACTTATACTAAGTCAGATTTTGCAACATTCACTAAGCCGTAAAATTCAGGACGAACCATCTTTTTAGCATAGCGTGTCATTACGCCTCTACGAGGTGTAAAGTTGACCGGATCATAAACAACTGGTGTTAAGATCATCGGTACATAAGGAGCATAAACAGCACCTGTTTCAAGGAACTGAGCGCCACGGAAACCAACTAATATTTGGTCATCCTGTACGTAAGGATTCTTAAACACGTTGAAACGATTGTTCAACATACCTACTTTTTGAACACCCATTGCATAGGACTTAGTAGCATCTCCGTCAGAAGTTGTAGCAAATCCAGGAATTGATTCGAGGATTGTAGCAACTTCAGGGGAAACAACCATAAAGTTTGCACCACCACGAAGAGTTTTCTTGTGGATTGCGTTACTTACTGATTGTATTTTGTTACCAAGGGTTTGGAACCATTCGCCTTTCGTGTAAGCAGCTACGTTAGCACCTGTTTGCTGATAAGCGGAACCATTCCATTCCATTCCCATTTCAGCAGACCAATTTTCTGTCTTAGCTGAAGCGTTTTGTTTTAACATGTCGATTATCTCAAGATCAACTTCCATTGTCACGTATTCTGATAACATAGCTGTTAATTCAGCTTCTGCATCTACAGCGTGATATGCGTTAAGATCTTGTGCTAATTCAGGCGTCCATACAGCTTTCAACTTACGTGTCTTTGCTGTGATGGCGATTGAACGCATTTGGATATCGACTTGTGGTATTCCTGCATCTGTTGCAGTTGGTTCTGTTACTGTATCTTCAAAATCACCACGTGATCTATCATCTGGTTGTTCATGATAAGACACATGAATGTTTTCACCTGATCCACTTAGGTTAGTTTCTGAAGGATCAACGATAAACGAGATTAAACCTGTACTTGCACTATAACTAGTGAAAGCTGGGTAAAATGCTGTTAAAGCGTTGATTCCTGATCCAGTAATAGCGAAAGCTCTTACACCTTCAAGGTCTGGCCTTGTCATCTGTGAAGAAGACACGGTTACCTTTACAAGGCTACCTGCTGCTTGAGAAGCAGAAAGATTAGCATCGCCACGGATGTCGGAAATTGACACAGAAGCAGTTGTATAACCAACGTCTGCTTGTGAGTCGTTAATGGAGTATCCGAATTTTCCTGCTCCGTATAGGCCGCCTGATGGGTCGCCTGAGCTGGAAGTATCTCCATAAATATCAGAATTAGACGCATGCATTGCGCCATCTTGCTGAGTTGAACCATACTTGAAGTCTAGATAAAAAATCAGACCTGATGGTAAGTTCATTGGTTGGACGGAAACAAATTCCTGTGATGATAGTTCAGCAAAAATTCTTCGAACAAGTGGAAGGGCTACGCCACTCCATTGCTCTTGATTTGCTGAAGTTCCTGTCGCTGAAGCTTCATCGATAAGCTGTTTTGCTTGGTTTTCAAGCAATACTGCCATTCCTGCTACTTCACTTTCCTTTTCGATTCCTTCTAGTAAGCCTGTCGGCTCCCATTTCTGAACCAATTTGCGAGAGGAGTCTAACAACACGTTGTGAGGATTGTATCCACCCATTACATTTTTTAATTGACTGTTAAATGACATGAGTATCTCCTTAGATTATGTTTGCTAGTTTTTTCATGCGGGTCTTAAACTGGACCTGCTCACCGATAATTGGCTTTTTTGATTTAGTTGAAGTTATCTGTTTAGATGCTTGTCCTTTACGTGAAATTGATTCATTTACAGCTTTACGTTTCATAGATTCTGCAAAAGTAGTGTAAACAAGTTTTACTTCACGTACATTAGCTGCACGATCAAACTGTTCAATTACTTTCATCTTCTGTGTTTCAGTAATACTGCGACTTCTGAATAATTTGTTAGTGTAAAGAAGTTTAGCATTTAAAAGATTTACCTCAGAAAGTTTATCACGGAGATATTGAACTGTGCCCTTGTATTCCTTAAGTTCACTTCGAAGTGATTCAGCAACTTCAACGTCTTCGACGTCTTCGTCGTCTTCGTCTTCATCTTCTTCAATTTCAAATTCTTCGTCTTCATCTTCTTCAGTAAGAGTTCTGATGATTTCGTCTAAATCGATTTCTTCATCTTCATCTTCTTCAAGTTCATCTTCTTCAGCTGCAGGTGTATCTTCATCTTCCATTTCTTCTTCAAGTTGACGTAAAGCTTCTTCAAGATCAATATCTTCTTCGTCTTCGTCTTCTTCAAGTTCTTCTTCAGAATCGTCTTCTGCGGGCTGCTCTTCTTCCTCAGCATCTTCTTCCAAGCCTTCTTCAGAATCATCTTCACAGTCTTCTTCTAGCTCTGCTTCGGGTTCTTCTTCTGCTGGCTCTTCTATTTCTGCTTCTATATCGGCTTCCTCATCATCACCTTCCATTTCAGCTTGAAGCTTTTTGGAAAGCATTGATTTCAGATGGGGAGTAAAGGCCTCTTCGAGGGCGATTTTAGCATTTGCTAGCGCAGTTTCGCGTACTGCTTTTGCGTCAGCAATTGCTTCTTTCAATAGTTTATCCATTGATATTCTCCTTAGAGATCTTTAATTGTAAAGTTATTGGGAACTTTAATCAGAATTGATTAATTCGGGACATCTTATCAAAAGATGTATTATTTTTAATAAATATAAGTAATATCTTTATTTATTAGCTTTTTTTGATTTTAATTGGGCCCTTAAGCGTCCTTTAGCACAACGTTCTCTTTTTTCTGCAGACGGCTTTTTATAAAATCTGTTTTCTTGCAACTCATGTAAAAGTCCGGAGTCTTTTACTTTCTTTTTAAAAATTCGTAATGCTTTTTCGTAATTACCATCAACAACCTTTACGTATACCATTTAATCCTCTTCGTTTAATTCCTGAATCTTGAAATATCTATTTAAAATATTACCCATGTCTTCGTATAAACTAGACATGCGATCATTTAATGATTGAGCTTCTGTTGCAATCTTATGAAATTGATTTGCTTGTTTGCCTAAGTCTGACATGTTTCTTTTAACTGTTACTCTGTCAAACCAATCAGCAGTTTCTTCTACAACAACTTTATTTGCTGATTTTGCGATATTTAGAAAAGTTTCACTAATTGCCTTTAAGTCATGCTTCTTATAAATTGACTCTCCATACGACCCAAATTTTGAAATTGTTTCTGCTAAATCTTCTTTCGTCATATAAGAACTGTCTTCTTCTTGCTGAGTTATTTCTTTTGCCATTTGTAATAACTGTGCTTTGTTTTGAGTATTCAATCCCCCTATTGGTCTGATCTCTACAATTCCACCTATTTGTTCATTTAATATGTCTTTAAGCTTCATTTTATTCTCCTGCTAAAATATTTCTGATGTCTTCTTCGACTTCATACCATTTGTCTGTTTGTTGGTGAGTTTTTGATTCATTCATTGGCTTTAAAAATGCACCTTGAGTTGATGGGTTTGAAACAAAGTCAAAACCGATAAGCTCATAATCTGATTGTACAGTATTTGCAGATCCCTCTTGTTGAATTGATCCCAATCCTCTAGATGAGATACCCAGCTTAATACCTGCTTTGAATAATTCTTTTAAGATGTTACCTGCTGGTGTTCCTAAAACTTCAACTGATCCTAATAGATCATCTCCATCCCAGTGCACTTCTAAAATATTATGTGACACATTTTGTAAGTTAATAACTGAACTGTCTGGGTGATCTAATTCGCCCATTGCTCTTCGTTGTGAAATAAACTCATTAGCGTATTTTTTTGCTTCTCTTACTAATATATCTCTTGGATAAATTCTACCATTTTGGTTTTTTAATTCTGCTCGTTGTAATACACCCTTAACAATTAATCTTCCACCATTTTTGTGCATAGATTCATTGATCTGTGCTGGTGGGATGTCGAAAGGTATTACATCGACTAATAATGCTTTATTCATTATACTAAGTCCTTAATTTTAGATGATAATCTAGTTAGTTTTTCAGAAATCTTATTAAGTGCACCTTTAGTCCTTATCATATACTGGTCAGATTCAAAATGCATTTCATTTTTTAATTTTACGTTATACTTAACAATTTTTTCTATTTCTACAATTTTTGTTCTTATCTCAATCATAGACTTTGCTAACTTTTGCTTTGTTGTCAGTGACTCATCATTCCTATACGTCCAATAGCTTTCTTTAACAACTTCCATCCCATCAGAAAGATTCAATTCATCTTCATCTTTTTCATCATCACTAAATGCATTAGGTGTGCTGTATCCAGCAACATTACCCGTGCCACTTGATTCTTCAACTTCTTGTTTAATTAATTCAGCAATTAATTTTCTAAGCTCACTTAACACTTTTAATATCCTCTAATAGTTGATAAAATCTCATGAGTCTCAGTGCGTCTTTAGAGTTTTTATTTGTTACCTTTGCTGTTTCTAGTAAATTAAAGCATTCTCTTATTTTAATCTTAACAACTTTATTATCAATTCCAGGTAACATTTTCTTTAAATCATGAAGTATGATCTTATACTTTGATTCTATGAATTCCTTTAGACCGTTAGTATTGGAAATATTGTTAATATACTCTCGTAATACTTCTTTTTGATCTGTTGTCAATACTTTATATTTTTTATTAAATCTTTCAACAAGGATTCTGTATGCTAAACCCCTTAGGTCTTTATTTTCTTTCTTGAGCTCTTCAACAAATCCTTGTTCTTCAGTAACTTTCTCCCTTGATACATGTTCAACTAGCGTGTAAAAACTCTTTGATGCTGTCTTTGGGTTGCTGAAATCTTCTGTGAGTACGTTATGAACAGATGCTAGTAATCTATAGCTGGACACCCTAGACTTAAAAAAGTCTTCTAAATTAAAGGTTTCTTTTAAGTCCTTGATCAATGCATACTTTTCTTTACTAAGTACTTTTACATTAATTGACTTACGATATGCTTTGATTGTTGACTCAACTAAATAAGTAGCCTTGTCTTTACTTGCAAATCTTGATTCAAGAATCACATTGAAAAGTTGATTCTCTTTAAACAGTTCTGACTTTTTATGGAAGTTTTTCTGCAAGATTTTTGTTGCTTTTGATTGTGAATTATTTAGAGCGTCAACAGTTATTTGCCGTGTGAGTAGCTCAAAAAGTAATCCTCCATTCTTGAATTTTGAATGCTTCATTAATATCCTTAGCTAAGATTTTTCATTAATAAATATTGAATAAATCATTAATTATCCTTTTTATTCTCAATACTATTAAGTTTCATTTCAATTTGTTCAACCTCATTTATTACACTGCGCTCTTTATTTTCAAAATGTTTTTTGAGACCGTCATAGTGAGAGAGTGCTAATGGACTCTTCCGATAATTATGTTTTATTGGGTTGTCATCTCGTTGGGTTGAATGCAAGTAGTCGTGCTTACCTAAAACATCTCTCACACCGTATGTGTCTCTATCCTCAGTATCTCTATCACTCTTGCCACGTTTAACATTGTTATCATCTTTGACATTATTTTTTTCTGCTTCTTGTTGTTGGGGTGGATCTGCAGCTGGATCATTCCCATCATTTTCAATAGATTGAAGTCTAAATGACAGTTTTTTATCATTAATTACTTCTTTTTCAATTTTACCCACATCATCTGTTGTGAAATTAAAAATATTATCATAAATCCACTGTTGTGATACTAGTGATTCTGACCTCATGTCTCTTGCAATGTTATTTTTCTTTTCCCAAAGATCCAATCTTTCTTGCTCATAGATAGTTGATGGATTTGTAAGCTCTAAGTCAAAGTCAACTAGCGCAGCATCTGTGTATCCCTGTGAGTATAAATGAACCACAGCAATCTTTGTTAACTCACTAACTGTTATTCTTTGTATTCTTTCAATGGTTCTTGCAAAACGTACATCCTCAGCAGCTAACGTTGCTTTAGATCCCACTTCTTCTTCATACCCTAAGAAAGCCTTTGGAACGCGTAGCGCTGCCATCATTTTATTACGTAAGTATTCAATATCTTCTACTGCTTCATAAGTTAAACCGGGAAGTGATTCAATATTAGTACCACTATCACCACCACGAACAGGAAGATAAAAGTCTTCAACTAAATTTTGCATATTGTACTTTAAATTATACTCACCAGTCTGATCATCAACAATTGGGACTTTTTTCATTTTGTCTATAATCCGCTTCATATACGTATCAACTTCATTGGGTGGTAAATTACCAATATCTACTTTAAAAATTCTTTTTTCTGGCGCTCTCATGATTCTATGAATTAACATAGCGTCCTCCATGAGTGAAAGCTGTTTCCAAACACGTCGTGCACCTTCTACCATAGATTTTCCGTAAGGAATATAATTTGAATCTGAAAGAAGTCTAAAGTGAGCTATCTCATAATTTTCAAATTCTGTTTTTGATGCATTTGCTGGAGAGTTTCTTGGGTCTGTAGGATCGACAACATATTTTACTTCATGCGGATTTGATGGGTTAAATCCTTCTACTCTGGAAACATCGTAAGCAGACATTGGGAGCACATTTATAATACCATAGTCCTCTTTAACGTCTAGTTTTAAAAAGAAGTCTCCGTACTTACACATATTACGAATCCACGGCCACAAATTAAACTCAATGTTTAGTATATCATAAAATAAGTTGTGTAGTATGTCATGAATCTGAGGGTTGTCTGTTTTAATTTCTAATACATTACCGTATTCTGATTTCATTGAACTATTATGTGTATACAATTTAGACCCATCATTAGACTCTAATGCGTATATATGATTCTTGCCAGCATTCACTATATCATAAACATCTTCTGAAATTTCAAGCCTTTTTATAGAAATGATTCTATGATTAGAGCTATCTACAAAATCTGAAAAATGCTTGTATTCATTTTCACGTAAAACGTGGTTAAAAGTTGTCTTGTCTGTGTGTAATTCACTACACAATTTATCATAATTTCGTTTTGTATTTAATGCAAAAATACCATCACCAACTCTTAAATCCTCAGTGTGTACTAAATCTCTATCTCCATTTACCCATCTATGGTTTCCGGTGGATTTTAATTTAGTTCCATCATCCAATATGATTTCGTATACTTTGGCCTTTCCCTTGTATACAACTTTATCAGCTTTGACTGGTGTAAAATTCCCAGTGTCATCTAAACCATATAACCAAAAATCTTGTTCTTTTTTATCAAACATATCTTTAATAGTTAATTTACGTCCATCTAATAGTGGGATTATAGTATCTGAACTTAAACATTCATCTGCATAAATGTCAAGTGCTGATGATAGAATTGGGTCATCATCCATTGCTTCATAATCTCTAAATAGAGCTACTCGTTGTGCTTTAGCTAGTTCACCTGAGTAACCGTAGTAGTTCCCATGTGCACCTTGTGATGAGTATAGCCTTGTGTAACGATCCATCAAATTATTTGGCGTTCTAGATTGAATCTTGTTAGTATCTACTACTTTTAATTTTTTTCCGCCAACGTTCCTTACAATAACATTAGTTGAAAAAAGTCGTGTAATTCTGTCGTAAAAAGTGTCTTGTTTTGCCATTTTATTCTATTAACCAAGTTAGTGATTCTTTTTTATCCCCTACATGTTGTGTCCATCCATAATCATTTTCTTCTTCCACAACATAAACACCGGAGTTGCTGCTCATTTTACTTAATGCATTTCGTGTCGTGTCTAGACCTTCTTCATGCAATTTTAATGCTGTATCTCTTATCCAGATACCGATTGCGAGACTTATTACTAAGTCATCATTATAGCCTTTAAGTGCTTCTGGTCTGCCATTATTAAATATAAAGACATAGAGTTCATCGACCATTCTAATTGAATTAATTTTAATTTGTTTTTCTCTTACATACTTTGCAAGCTTGTCAATAATTAGGGGCCTATTCTTAGATGATGTCGTAAATCCAGGAATCATTTGCTTTGCTTCCCTGTTATGCTTATTTGTATACTGTGTTTTCGAATCAACATACCTAATATCTTTCTTGGACCAAAACAAATTCCTATAGTCTCTATCTATAAGTATTTGCAACACTGACCAACCTACATTATTATTTTCAACAACAAGCAATGCATCATTATATTCAGTTGATACTGACAAGAGTATATTTGCATATCGCGTCGTATCTACCTTAGCTTTAAATTCTACTACTTGCTCTAATGTTTCTAAATCTATTACATGGAATGCTGAAAAGTCACCCCCATCACCTCTTGCAACATCTGCTGTTACTAGATATTTATGATCTACCTCTGTCTGCTTCCAAATCCACATATTATTATCATAACGTTTTTCAATAGGATCTTGAACTGAGTTATCTTGGATGTCTTTGATAAACTCACCTTCAATAACTGACTGTCCTGATGAAATAAAATCGCAGTCACATTCCTGGGCTGCCATGGCAGGCCCTAATAACACATCTTGTTTGTCTCTCCACTCCTGACCTCTATCAGGGTGGACTGTCCAGTGTAGTTTTATAAAATTGAAATCATTTTCACCTGATTCAGCATCTGCCCATGTCTTATGGAACCAGTTTCCCATACCATTGGGTGTTGATAATGCAATACATTTTCCACCTGTTGCTAGAGTTTGCTGAGAAGCTGCCCAGATTTCATCAATTTTTGAAATGAATGCTGCTTCATCAACAACTAATAATGAAAGAGCTTCTGATCGTCCTGCTTCACCTGTTGATGATATTGCTTTAATCTGAGAACCGTTGTTATATCTTAAAGATAGCTTATTGTCTTCAACACATCCTTGTTTTAACCATGAAGGCATATACTGATGCATAACTCTAACTTTTGTTACTAAGTTCTTTGCTGTTTCTTGCTTAATAGCAATTACTAAAATATTTTTGTCATTATGAAAATTCATCAACCACAGTGCGTATCCTGCTGTTAATGTTGACATGCCTAACTGTCTTGCTTTGAGGATTATGTTATAATCATTATTTTTTAAATCGTCTAATGTCTTTTCTTGAAATTTGTATAGATCAAATTTTATCTTTCCTTGAACAGGATGTTGAATGTAGCAATACTCACGCATAAAGTAAATAGGGTCAAGAGCACATTTTATGTATTCTTCCCTTAATTTATCTTTTACATTATCACTATTTGACACTGTTCAATTCCTTGAGTTTGCTTTCAATTTCAGTCATTGCTGATTGGAGTTGTATTATTGCTTCTTCTGCTTCATTAAGAATTTTATCACTTTTCTTATATGTTTCTATGTGAACAGATCCGCCCTCAACGTTGATAGGTTCAACATAACTAAATTCTGTTGTCTCTTTCCACTCAGTTATTGATTGTAATTGGTCAAAAATAATAGACTTTTTATTTTGTAAATATCGTTCTAGCTCATAATCATCAAACGTACCATCAGTTCTCATTTTATGTTCTTCATCAATTCTACAATCAAAACAATAATTAAATAATCTCCAAAATTTATTATCTAATTGTTTTTTCATTACTTTATCACATTTGGGGCAAAACCATGGCATTCTTACATCTTTCATTATATCTGTAAGCTCACTTTTAATGTCACCATGTGGTTTGGCTTTTTCGTCATTCATACTAACAAAAATTCTTTTTTCTGGTGTCTGCCCTTTTAGGAGATCACCTAATGCATCATTTTGCCTTTCAGATTCTCTAGAATATGCCAATTTACTTTGCCTCGTTTTTAATATTTGTGATCATGTAACCTATCATTATGCTATAACTTGCCTTGCATTTATTATAAATATCAACAATACTACTTTTTTGTATATATTTTATCCTCATTACTTATTGCTGTCCTTAATTGTTAAGATTCTTACTGATGATTCATTGGTTGGTATTACAACAACTTGACTTTTCCTATCTTTGCCAATGCCCATCCAGCTTATGATTTCTTGTCCTAATGATGCTGCAATTCTTGACATTTCTCGTTTATAAGCATTATCTGGCTTTCTAGATCCTGTATTGATTGCGCCACCAAATGTTACTGAATCAGCTCTTGATTTTTTATAACTGCGTTTATCAATTAAAGATGAGGGCTCACTGGGAGTTATCATTCTAAAGTCAAAAAATGGATCGTCTGCATTCTTGTTAAGCATATAATTTATAACTGGCCAACCTAATACTAATTTTGCTTTATGATCAGTAACACGTTTATAGTCAGAAAACCCAATAAAAAAATCATACAATCCTTCATCAGAAATACCTGCTATGTTCAGCATTCCCGAGGCTTCTTGTAATGATTTACTAGAATCAATAAACTCTTGAATCTGAACATCGTCTAATGTTATACAATCTTCCCCGTATAACATTTCATTAACTAATCTTTTTGCAAAATTGTTTGACATTTAAACTTCTAAGCTCCTTCTAAACCAACCAAAATAAAATTTTTCAAGATCTGGTTTTCTTACTATGAGATTAGCATAATACTTAATCCTATAAGCTCTTGCCCTTTCTAATTCAACATTAGCTAAAGCTGATAGAGTATTGGGTCCCATGCCACCGTCTACTTTTATATTAGCACCCTTTGCATTTGCTGCTTCTTGCATTATTTTAACAGCACGTCCTGATCCCATATTTATGCACATATCAAAATATATGTGTCGCAGATCTTCTTTGAGACTTTCTACTTTATACTTGTCCCAGTAGTCTTTTCTATAAATATCTCTAGCATCTTCTTCTGTTAGGTTTTTGATGTCTAAATCTGGATATGCTTTCTTACTAACACCAAATTTTGTTTCGCCGCCTGGATCTTTTGGGTCATTTACGTAACCCCCTTCGTGTTCTAACACTATTTTTATTATATCTTCAAAGTTTGTTAACATTTTTATTCTCCTAATATTATGTTTATGTCGATGGATCTAATTTTAAAATTATTATATATCCAATGAACCAGAATCTCTCGTCTCTCTATTTTGATATGACGGATGCGTTAATATTTGCTGAACAAATTCATCTCTACTTGCTGAAATTGCTGATATATTTGGATCATCCATTAACCTTGACACCCATTCAATTGATTTTCTCCTTTTTAAAATTTTTATCCACAATGATAAGTACAAGCAATTAATACTGATTTATAACCTAAGTCTGCGTCATTACTAGCAGATGTAAAGTTATAAGGCTGTGTAGCTTTTGCTACTGTGTAATTATGTAATAGATCATCGTCTTGTTTTTCACCATGTCCTGTTCTAGTAGATGAACATATGTAATCACCTGTTTCTATATTTCCATTAGTATCTGTCACTAAAATCTTTCCTTCACCAACCGCATTATAGTCCAATGCTGGTTTTATAGGATCTAAACCATGCATATTATGTCCTATACCCCAATCTCCTGTAGAACTACTTACTGCATTTTTGTTATTATACACGCCTACCCAATTTGAACCACTACCCGGCTTTATATCATTATAGACACCCATTACAGCTTTATCTTTTTCAGTTGTTGTAACAGTAACTTCTGGCCAAGCTAATCCTATAGTACTTCCAGTTACATTTAAGTTTCCTGTTGCTTTTAGAATCATACCTGGCTTCCAAGCTTTCATCTCATTTTCATTGTCTGTAGCTGAACCACTTATAATTTGGGATACGTGACCCCCTGTAAATGTGGAGTAGGTTACTTCATCTCTAATTTCTCCTAAAAATGTTCCATCATTATCTGAAAATTGAACCCAGTGTTCGGAAGTATCAAAATCAGAAGTTGAATCTTCTTGTGAGTGCCATAATTTTAGTATGTATGAATCTCCCGAATCAGTTGAGGTAGTATTTCTAAAAATACCCATATAAGTATCAGATGAACTACGAACATCTAATGTACCTTCTGGTGTTCCTGTATGTCCTATGGAAAGAGCATTATGTATTTCGACATTTGCACTTGGTATTTCTATTAAATCAGTACTATATGCAAATTTTATTTCACCATATGCTGGAACACCATTTGTTATATCTCCCATACCTATTCTACCATAACCATCTCCAGTATATGTAAAGGATAGAGAAGCGTTCCCACCTGCAGTTTCTCCTAATGATATGTGAGCTCCTTGAGCAGACCAAGCATCACCAGTACTAGTTGAATCAAGAAAAAGTCTTGGTAAAGAATCACCGGCTCCAACCCTAAGTGTTTGATTATCATATGTTAAGTGACTGACACCTTCTACAGAATTATAATCTGTGAATACTGCTAACTCATTATTAGTTCCATTTGTACCATTCAATAATGTTGCACCCCAAACACGAGCGTCTATTTCATCTGTTTTTAATCCACCATCTGAATCTAATATTACTACTGAATTATCGGTACCACTTCCGATACTTGCTGCATTTATTGTTCCCTCAACGTGTAGATTTCCATCGCCTGGATCTGTTGATGTCGTTCCTACTCTTAGGGCATCTATTCTTGCATAATCATTTACATATAATGGTGTTGAAGAGTTAGTAGTAAATTGACCACCGTGGACATGAATGCCGAGTGTTGTTGCAGTATCATTGCCTATATTTATTATTAGAGATTCTGTTCCCAAGGATAATCCTTCACCGGCAACAGAACCAATTGTGCCTGCACGTACGTTTGTAGCTCCTACATATCTAAAACTTCCTGACAGGAAATATATGATGGAGTTATCTTTATTCGGATCAGTGATTTTATACATATCATCATCAGTATCATACCCAATTAACAATTTATTTTCCTGATTAGCTGCGCTTCCGGATGTAAATTGAATAAATTTATCAACTGATTTGTCAATATCAAATCGGAAGTTACTTGCAACATTAGATAAAGGTGAGAATGAAATATCTCTAGCTACTGATAACTTACTAGCATTTATATCTCCAGAAAAATAATTAGTTCCTGTCCCAGTATCATCTAATTGAAAATTAACTGGATATTGCCATTGGCCCGCTGGAAAGCCTAGTACGTTACATACCTTTGTTCCATAAAATCTATATCTTGCAAGCCTATCACTACTATCTAATGTATCAGTATGTGAGAATTGTATAGATCCGGATGAATTATTACCTACTACGTCGGCTTCTAACCACACATTATAAGCATTATTAAAATAATGTCCGCCGGAATAGATTGTACCAGACTGATCATCTGATGAATATGATTGAGAACGACATTGATTTATACTTGTGAG